ATGCCCAAACTCCCGCGCGAACTGTCTGCGATTGAGGTCTCGAGGTTGAGAGCCGAAGGTGCCCACGCTGTGGGAGGTATTCCTGGCCTGTACCTGCAGGTGCTGGGCGGCTCGCGTGTCTGGGTGCTGCGCTTCATGCTCTCCAAGCGCCGCCGGCGCATGGGCCTGGGTAGCTTCCCGGCCGTGACGCTGGCCCAGGCGCGTGAAAAGGCCCGTGCTGCCCACGCTCAGATTGATCAGGGCATCGACCCTATCCAGGCCAGGCAGAGCCAGGTGCGCGTGGCAGCGGCGGCCATGGCCAAGGCCCTGACGTTCAAGAAGGCCTGCGAGCTGTGCATCGCTGCGCGCGAGGCGGAGTGGAAAAGTTCAAAGCACCGCCAGCAGTGGGAAAACACCCTGGCCACCTACGCTGAGCCGGTGCTGGGCGAGCTCGACGTGGCCGAGATTGACCAAACGCATGTGCTCAAGGTGCTCGATCCAATATGGCGCACCAAGACAGAAACCGCCACCCGCGTGCGCGGGCGCATCGAGCAGGTGCTCGACTGGGCCAAGGCCAGGGGCCACCGGCAGGGCGAGAACCCAGCCCGCTGGCGTGGCCACCTTGACCACCTGCTGCCCACGCCATCAAAAATAGCCAAGGTGACGCACCATCCTGCCGTTTCGGTGGACGATGCGCCTACGGTGGTTTCCAGAATCCAAGCCGCCGAAGGAACAGGGGCCAAGGCCTTGCTGCTGCAGCTGCTGACAGCGGTGCGATCTGGAGAGGTGCGCGGCGCCACTTGGTCGGAAATTGACCTGGAACACGGCCTATGGACGATTCCCGCTGATCGCATGAAGGCCGGCCGGGAGCACCAGGTGCCGCTGTCGCGCCAGGCCGTGGCGCTGCTGCGCAGCCTGTATGTGATCGAGGGGAGTGACCTGGTTTTTCCCTCCACCAGGATGACCATGCTGTCGAATATGAGCCTCACGGCTGTGATGCGCCGCATGAAGCTGGAAGCCGTCCCGCACGGTTTCCGGTCCACCTTCCGTGATTGGGCCTCCGAGAAGACGCACTACCAAAGCGAAGTGGTGGAAATGGCGCTGGCCCACGCCATCGAAAATAAGGTGGAAGCCGCATATCGGCGGGGCACACTGCTGACAAAGCGGGCGCCCCTGATGCAGGACTGGGCCGACTACCTGCTGCCGATGTCGGTGAAGGTCTGACGCCTACTCGCCCCCACTGTCGATTTCATTGGCGTTGGCCTGCGGCCGCGAGTCGAGCCAGGCATGACATTCGCTGGCCAGCCAGCCCACCGCCCGTACGCCGAGTTGCTTCGGACGAGGAAAGTCGTCTTCCTTCATCCAACGGCGCAAGGTGGTTTCGGAGATCCCGAAAAGTTCCAGCAGCGTGTTTTTTCGGTAGATCAGCGCTTTGTTCACCGAGCCTCCAAAAATGGGTTTGTGCGAGATTTCTTGACACGGAAATTCGTCGTGACGACAGACTTCGATGCGGGGCGACGTTGCCCCGCAACAGGAAAAGTCATGGAAAAACTAGATTTGTTGACCGTTCTTAAGGTCGAAACAGGTATGGCGAATGGGCCTGCAGTAGCTGCATCGTCTATCAATGCTGCGCAGCGATGGCTGTTCGAACGCGATGTCGGAGGGCTCTTGTTCGATGACGGAGTCGAAGAGGTGGTTATGCGGATCATCGCGTCCTCCGAAATCGTCCCGCAGCCCCTTTTCTCACATTGGCTATAACAATTGGCTCGTTCAAAAATGGCAAAAGGAATGGCGGGATGACTACCCCTGAAGACAAACTGCGCATCAACAGCCTATGTGAAAGAATCGAAAGCGCGCACGGCACCGAACGTGTGCGGCAACACCTGAAAGACGGCCGCTTCCAAAACTCCGATGAAGTGCATGTGCGCAGTTGGCTTCGCTCCCGCGATCTGCCACGCGCATTTGCAAGGATCATCCCAGGAGTTCTTGCCTTGATTGCCGCTGCTGCTGCCGTCGGATCTTGTATGAAGGCATAGCTTTTCATCACAGCCCCCCTTTCACCAGCGCCTGGCGCTTGTCCACGCTGGCCTGGCCCTGTGTACGGCCCTCGATGGTGATCGAGCCGTACACCCGGGGCGCCAGTGGCGCATTTAGGCAGCCCTTGCGGTCCAGAACCCGAGGTGGAGATCCGGGCAGCAAGGCGGGCGGGCGCCCGATGCGGGGCGCGGCCGGCACAGCAGCGGGCTGATCCACGCCCTTGGGGCGCACCATCTGGAAGGCGTTCAGCACGGCGCTCATACTGCACAACCTTCCTGCAATGCATTCACACACTCCAGCGCTGCATCGGCCAGCGCCTGCAGGCTCCCGTCGTTCAGGATGTCCGCATCGGCCTTGACGCGGTGGTGCTGCTCGCTCACGTGCATGGCTGTGTCCTCTGGCAGAGCGGCCAGCTCGGGCCGGTGTACGCGCACCACCTGCACGCCCAGGCGGCGCAGCATGGTCTCTTCCACCGGGTCGCGCAGGTCCGTGACGACGATGCGATCCCAGCCGCAGCCGATCTGCCGGCCAATCCAGCGCTCCACGATGCGGGCGTAGTAGTCGGGGATAAAGCGGCGTTTGAACGACGCCCAGCGCTGCAGCGCCCAGCGCGGGCTGCGCGGCTCGGTCAGGCTGTCGCCGCCGTCCGCCACCCAGCGCATGAACGCCGGGTCACTGCACATGCCGGCCGCCAGAGCGGGCCGCGGCAATTCTTTGGTGGGGCGGTCGGTCAGCATGCGCATGTCGATGCGCCAGGCCTCGCATACCTCGCGGCGCAGGGCGTCGGCAAAGGCGATGCGCGCAAAGCCCTGCTGGGGCGCCAGCACGTCGCCAATGCTGTCCTTGCCCGCGCCAGGGCGGCCCGTCAGGGCAATGATGAGAGGTCTTTTGGTCATATCGGTCCTTTAAAAAGAGGCAGGGGGTCAGTCGTCGCGGTCGCCAGCGGCGGCACGCTTGTGGTCAAAAAAAAAGGGCGGGGTCAGAGTCATGGGCCGGCTGACCATGCGGTGCACCGCCGGGCGCTGAGGCGCGCGGGCACGGTGTGTGGCTTCCAGGCGCACTAGGCGCTGGCGCACCGGGTCGGCCATCACCTGGTCAAAGTCGGCCGGCCACGGCAGGCACGCGGCGCGGTGGCGCATGGCCTCCCAGGCTGCCTGCAGCGCATCGGGGCTGGCCGCCGTGCTCACGCCGCACCCCGCGTGCGTGCCGGCAACTGCACAACGGTCAGCGCGGGCGGCTCCAGCGTCAGCAGCTGCTGGCCCGTGCTGTCCTGGCGCACGGCGGCCTTGCGCTCGCGCTCGATGCGGGCGAACGTCTTGCGGATGTCGGTTTGTGCCGCATTGCGATACCGAAAGTTCTTGTCGCTCAGCCCCACGGTGGGCTCGGTGCGTTTGACGGGCATGGTCTGGCCTCCTGTAAAAAATCAGGTTTTTCTGCTGTGGGAATGGGGGCGCTCGAAGATCCAGCAGTGCACCGTTTTGGGCACCTCGATCCCGGCGTCGTGGCGGGTCTTGATCGCGCTGTTGACCGACTTCACTTCCATGAAGCGACGCGCCTTGCTGGTGCGCAGCACCTTCTTGAGCTCCGCCATCACGGGGATCTGCTGGCGGTGCGCCGCGGCCTTCTCGACGAACTCGTTCAGGTTCACCGCGAACTGGTCGATGTGGCGGCTGTGGTTCAGCGTGGGCTTGTCGTTGCGCAGGCCGCTGGCGTACACCACGCCCAGGTTGTCCAGGTAGTCGAAGGCCTCCCAGAACTCTTGCACCAGGGGGTGGTCGGAATTGATGGCCTGCTGCCGCTCGCGCGCCATGGTCACCAGTTGCAGCTGCACCTGGTCAAACTGCGCGTCGGAGATCCTGAGCACCTGGCGCAGCGCCGTGGCCACCGCCAGCAGCTGGGCGTGGTTCTTGGCGATGCGGGGCTTGTGGATGCCGTCCTGGGCCAGCAGAAACTGGATGTGGGTGTCGGTCTGCTCGGTGATCGCTTTCATCACCTCGGCCTCGCGCTTGAGGCACGCCAGGATGAAGCCGCTCACCTGCTCGATCTCGACCTTCTCCAGGGCCTTGGCGCTCTCGTAGCTCGCCGGCGTGAACCCCCTGGTGTCGAAGGTCATGTGGCAGATCCGCTCCATGATGGCCTGGCTGGCCTGCACCGGGTTGTTCTGGCTGATGACGATGGACGCCCGAAACGGCGGGTCGTAGGTCTCATTGCCGCCGGTCTTCACGCCCGTGGTGCGGATGGGGTTGCCGTTGTAGGCATCCTTGAGCTCGTCCCAGTCGAAGCTGCGCACATGGGCCACATTGCCGGTCTTGGTCTCCCGGTCGGACTCGATCAGCACGATGGGCAGGTTCGACACCTGGGTGAACGTGCGCAGGCGCCCGGCGTTGGTGGACTTGCTCGGGTCGAAGCCCTCGTAGTCCCGCCCGAACAGCTTCCACAGGAACTGGATCAGCGTCGTCTTGCCAGAACCCGGCTCGCCCACGATCTCCAGAAACGGAAACGACTGGTACTCGGCCCGGATCTGCTCGGCAAACAGGCTGCCAAACCAGTACGCCAGGGCGATGTAGCCCTTTGCGCCAAAGGCGTTCCACAGGTGATCCACCCAGCCGCGGTCGTAGGCCTCGCGGTCGGTGTTGACCTGCAGGGCGATCGACTTCTGCAGGGTCTTGATCGCCAGCTTGTCGAAGTCGAAGTAGTCCTCGGCATTGGCCTCGTGGATCTCGCCGCCCCGCACCGCCACCTTTCCCAGGATGTAGGTCTTATGGGATGCGCTGTAGCCAATGAAATCGACCGTCTGGACGATCTTGATGTTGTCCAGCTGCCGCTGCATCATCCGTTCGAGCTGGGCGCTGCTGCCGCTAAAAATCGCGCCGGCCGCCATGTGCAGCAGCTGCTTTTTGAACTCGCTGGCCGTGGTCAGCTGCCCGGCGGTGAAGGTGCCCTTGATGTCGCCGCCATCGTGCGGGAACGACACTCGAAAGTAGTACCAGGCGTCGCCCGTCACATCATGGCGCTGGTAATACAGCGCCTGGGGCAGGCAATTGGCGATGGGCTGCAGCGTCTTGGACGCCAGCAGCGCATCGTGGATCAGCTTCTCGGCCTGCTCCGGGGTGGTATCGCCCGACTCCAGTGCCTTGTCGATGATGTCCTTGGCCTTGCCATAGCGCTCCAGATCCAGGCTGAACCAGAACAGCCGGCTGTCGTGGTGCAGCTCGAAGTCGGTGCGGCCCGTGTGGTGGTAGATCAGCAGCGCCTTGTCCTGCGCGCTGTCGGCCAGTAGCAATGCGCCCTGGTAGCGGTAGTCCTTGAGATGTTTTTCCTCTAGGCGACCACGCTGGTGCGCGTCGTTCCAGTCCAGCTTTGCCTTGCCCTGCTGCGGGATCTGTGCCGCTTCGCACTCCCAGCCCGCTTCACGGGCGCGCTTCGCGTGCTTGACCGTGAATGAGCGGCCCGCCTTGTCGCCATCGAGCGCCCACACCAGCTTGGGCGCCGCCACCATGCCGCCCTGGCGGGCCAGCAAGGCCTGCAGCTCGGCCAAGGCGTGCTCGGGGTAGTTGTTGCAGCTCATCAGCGCCACGGCCGCAATGCCGTGGTGCGCCAGGGCGATGGCGTCAAAAATGCCCTCTACCAGCCACAGCTCGGCGGGCGGCTTGGGCGCATCGGCCGGTGCCGTGGGGTCGGGCCCGGCGAACGACAGCGAAGGTAGGGACCACCATTGCCCGGCGTAGCTCTTGCCCATGGCAAAGTTGGCCTTCTTCTTGCCAAACCGCCATGGCTTGTCGATCAGGCGCTCCCACCACGATTCGCCCACCGGAAAGCGCACGGTCGATGAGCCCGCGCCCCGGCCATTGTCGGCGCGCTGGTCAAAGTAGTGCTCCTGCGTGAACGTGCCGGCGATCAGCGCCAGGTCAAAGCCGCGCGCCTGTGCCAAGTACGCCTCGGCCGCGGCGTGCGGGTTGCGCTGCTCCACCGGCTTGTCCTGCTCGGGCACCTGGTAGCGATCGGTCCAGCTCTCGAACAGATCTGGGTATAGCTCCTTGGCGTGAGCCTCATAGCCGCAATTGTTGGCCCGATTGCAGCGCACTACCCAAGGGGTGTCTGCGAACGTCCACAGGCTCTTTTTGCTGCAGGACGGGCATCTGCCCTGCTGCAAATGCTTGCCGCTCTTGTTGGGTTTCAGGTCGAAATCGCGCGTCATGCAGTCCGCGATCTCTTGCGTCAGGTCAGGCATCAGTTGCGCCCCCCGATCACTCGCACGGCGGCGATGTACCAGGCATCGCCGTACAGCTGCTCGACCCAGGCCACCGCATGCTGGCGGGTGCGTGCCTGCACGCGCAGGCGCCGGCGCTGGCGGTGGATATCGATGTGGGTAATGCGGTAGCTGCTCATGACAGCTCCGGCAGAGGTGGCACGGGGTCCAAGTACTCGTGCTTGCATTTGCCCTTGAGGCGCCAGGCGTGCGCCAGGTGCTCAAAGCGCATGCCCATGTCGTCTACCGAATACACAAGGCCCAGGTGGTAATGCACCTCACCCATGGTCTGGGCGTCCATGCGCAGGATCGTCAAAGCCCGCTCCAGATTGGCGCTGTCCAAGCGGCCCAACTCGGTCAGAGGGAAAGGAAACCGCGTGCTGTTGTAGAGACCAAGCAGCAGCTTGGCCGCCACGCCCGCACCGCCGTGATCGCGCTGGGCCATCTGCCAGAAGTGCGCCAAGGCCTGGTAATAGTCGCTGCGGTCAGACATTGCTGCCCCCTTCCTTGGGGATGCACCAGGCGCCGTCGATGAACTTCGCGCCCAGGCCTATCAATGCCTTCCAGTTGTCGGCGCCTGGCTGATGGGTGTGCAGCTCGGCTCCGGCCCACTTGAGCCAGCGGCGGATGATCTCGGTGCCCACAGCGGCGGTCAGCATGGAGGCATCCCGGTCACCGTGCGGCGCCGGGTTGGCCTGGGCGATGTGCCACAGCTGGGCCAGGTAGGCGTCCGTGTAGCCACCCAAGCGATCCGTGTCGATCTCGATCGTGATGGTGGTTTTCATGCGGCACCGCCTCTCGCTGCCATCACGGCATCCACCTCGCGCACACGCTGCACTGCCACCTGCAGGTGCTTGATGAGCAGATCAGCGCTCTCGGGCGTCAGGTCCAAATCCAAGCGCAGCGGCTGGCGCACGACCGACAGCAAAACCACCGCATCGGTCCCTCTTTTTGCATTGCGGTAGCTGAACACCGTCACGGGGGCGGCAGATGCTCGGTCTTCGGCGCTGCGGCACGCAGCGTCGGCCTGATAGACGGACGTGCCGTGCTGCTCGAAGTGGTTGCCCTGGGCATCGATACGGGGCCGCTGTTGGGTGGTCTTTGGCATGGAAATTCCTTTTTTGGGGTGAGCGAATCCCGCAGTGCCTGAAAACAGGCACCGCAAGCGATGGGGAAAGAGGGAGGGATGCGCGCCTGCAGCGGCGCGCAGTGGCTACTCGGGGGGCGGTGGCCGCGCCTCAAACAGATCGCCGTTCACCGGGCGCGTGTTGCGCGGTGCGTAGTCCGATGGCTGGGCATGGTCCAACGTGGCGCGCACCAGGTCGCGGCGCACATGGGTGGAGAGCGGCAGGTTGATGCTCGGGTTCGGCGTGGCGCTGGGCGAAAGCGTGCGCACGATCTCGGTCAGGGCGCTGAAGGTATGCCCGCACTCGGCATTGGTGCAGCAATAGGTGGTCTCGCGCGTCAGCACCGTGATCTGCACGCTGGTGCGGATCAGGGCCTGCGCATCGCAGTGCGGGCAATGCAACCGGGTGCGCTCACGCGGAAGCGAGCGCGGGAAGGTCAGCGCCAAAGCCTTGCGCCTTGGGTCGTTGATGCGTGAACTGCTCATGCGCGGCCACCCCGCAGCTCCTGGCTGGTAGTCGGCGCCTCTTGCCGGCTCGGCCCACATTCGCCGCCGCCAGCCCGTGCGCAGTGGCAGTACATGCCCACCTCGCCCAGCGTACCGATCGCCTCCAGGTACTTGCGGCTGATCAGCACAAAGCCCGCTGCATTGACCAGCGCATCAATCTTGCCAATGGGCACCCCCTGCTGGCCGCTCAGAAACCGGCTGACGGAAGGGCCGTCCCATGCCGCCGCGTCCTGGGCGGCGCTGCCCGGCTGGCTCAAGTGCTGGCGCAACACGCGCTCGATCGTGCTGCTGGTGTGAGAGTGACGTGAATTCATTGCGTGGACGGGTTGGATGGGGTGGCGCGCACCGCTGCGCAAAACAAATTGCGTGTGGCTGTCCGGGTTGCTGGGCAGCATTGGCGTTTTTGGAGGTGACGCGATGGGCAAGGTGATCAGGTTTCCGGTGGAGCGGGTTGGGCGCTCACAAGCCCGGCAGCTCGGGTTGTTCGACGGTACGGCCAATGGCGCCCATTTCCGGGCAGGGCATTCCCAGCAGGCGCGACACATAGCGCAGTTGCCCATGCAATGCAGCGCGCATGCCCGCTGTGGTGTGGCCCAGCAGCTCGCGCAACAGGCTGCGGCGCTCCTTCAAATAGGCCAGGCGCTGCCCGTGGCTCATGTGGCCGATCTGCTGCGGCACCACCCGGCCCTCCAGCACATCCAGCACCCACTGCCGGAAGGCCTTGGCCTTCTCAGTGCGCGCCAGCATGCCCAGCAAGTAGCAGCCGCGTGGGCTGAACACGCGCACGGGTTGCACGCCGCCAGCGGTGGGCAGGTCCAGCACCTGGGTCATTTCTTCGGTGAACTCGTCGGCGTTGCGGCCATACAAGTCGGCCAATCTGTCATCGCGGTTGTAGCCCAAGGCACCCGCAATCTGCGGGCCCCTTAGCCATGCCACGTTGTGGATATCGACCACGTCGAACTCAGTGTTTTCAAAGGTGAGGATGGTGGACATGGGTGGTTCTTTTTCAAATGGTCCAGGGGGGTGGGCGGTATCAGATGGGCAACTGGCCAGTGCGCAGGTAGTGGTTCAGCGCGCGGACAACGATCAGGCGGGCCATGTTGGCCAGTGGTCGGTCTTCCTTCTCGGCCAGAGCCTTGAAGTCGTTCAATTCCTGCGGGAGGAGACGCAACCCAATGGGCTTCGTCGTCACGACGCCGTGCGGTGCGCGTTTTCTATTCATGTCGTTCTTTCATAAGAATTTGCTTGGTGTGTGCTTCGGTTAGCATCGAAGCGCATGTATTTACATAGTTGGCGAATTCTCTTATGAAAAAACATAGGAGTCAATGATATTTATGATTTTCCATAGCATTGGTGACCGCTTACGCTCGGAACGTGAGCGTCTGAAGTTGAGCCAAGCAGAGCTTGCGGAGGTTGGTGGCGTAAAGCCACTAACGCAACACAGCTATGAAAAAGGTAGCAGTTACCCCAATGCTGACTATTTGGCGAAGGTGAACGATCTGGGCGTAGATGCCCTCTATGTCGTTACTGGCGAGCGCGCAAGATCTCGTCAGGCGAGTCGCGGAACAGCGGGCGAGATTGAGTCGCTCGTAGTGCTCCAGAGCCGAGGCATCTACCCAGACGGTGAAGGCGGCGGGCGTGTCTCGTCCGCAGGCTTGGCGCTGCTGCTGGACTACGTACGAGAAAGCAAGGACAACCGCACTACCAAGCTCACTGCAAAAGAGCTGCAGAAGGTTTCCAGCTTCGTACCCAAGGATGCACGTGAGTGGCTGCTGCAGCCGGTGGCACTTACGCCCTATCAGGATGGCAAGGCAAGCTACCTCTTGCTGTTATTCCGGTGCAAAACACCCGTGGCTGTGGTGTGGAAGGTCGGGCCATTTCCAGGGCAGATACCGTCGCGCATTGATATCACTACGGATTCCGAACTCCCACTGATGGCGGTAAGTGATGAGGACGACGACGTGCGCTGGCAGCTTGATTTAACGCTCGACGGCGCTCATGAAACCCTCCTCAAGGGCGTGGAGCTACGGGCCAACCTGATACCAATTGATTTCGCACGCAAACAAATGGCTGTGCAGAAAATCGTAAATGTCCAAGTCGGCGGCGACGTAGGCCAGTCCATCGCAGGCAATCAGACGAACACCGGTCCGATGTCTTTCAGCGTCGGCAAGCGTAAGTAAGCACTGAGTAATAAATGACCGGCCCAGCCCCAATCACTGCTGCCCATGTTCTGACGTTCTGCGACAGCGTTGCGAAAGGCTCACAGCCTGTGCAGGTGCGGTGCGATCCGGTTCCCGATCAGGAGTTAGACGATTGCTTTGTGACCGTGGATCAGCAGGTCGCAAGCAGTGGCGGGGCACCCGTTCTGGGCTGGGCGATCTGGGAGGTTCCCGGCGTTTTGATAGAGGCGGAGTTCCACGCTGTTTGGCAACAGCCAGAGGGCACGCTGCTGGACATTTCCGCGCGGCCCTTGAACTTTTATTCGATCACTTTCGTTCCAGATCCTGGTGCCCGCTACGCAGGCCGGCAGGTCGACAACGTACGAGTGCCTTTGAGCAGTGACCCGCGCGTTCGCCAGTTCATCTATCTATGCCAGAGGCGCTTTGAGCTTGAGAACACAGGGGCGCTGGCTGACCAGCACGGGCTGGTCGAACTCCCCCCGGGCATTGCGAAGGCGCACAGGTCGGTGATGGACCAGCTTGCCCGACTGGCCAAGCGTTTGTTTCGCGGGTAGGAGCATGGCCGCAGAGTTTCCAATGGCAGCGCTTTTCCAGATGAATCGGTTTGCAGGCATGTGCGCCTCCTTGAATTGCGCTCCATTGTTCGCGGCAGGTGGACGCGGTGCACGCGTTAGCACACGTACGGCGGGCGTGCACATGCTTATGCCGAGCACTGATGCACTCTTCCTGACGGCGGCGGTGGCGAAACAATTTTTTCTCCACTTAATAGGCCAAGGAACAAAGAGTGCAAGGACAGGTGATCGTTCGCCGGGATGCCGGCCAGGTGATCGCGGGCAATGCCGTGACGCACATAGACCAATTCATATCCACAACAAGCCACGCTGTCTCAGTCGTGGCTTTTTTTTCGGCTGTGTAAGCGCCACGTTGGCAATTTGTGCCAGCACACCGCCGCCGGTCGTGCAGTCCTGCAGGCACGCCGATCTGGCCTATTCCCCCGGCGCCCTGACGCTGATGGGGCGTGTAGAAAAGACGTGCACTTTGGTGAATGGCGCGCCCACTTGGGTGCGTGGTTAGTCAACATTTTGGGAGGATCGAACGCATGGACGAATACCAAGGGCAGCCCAGTGCGGCGCTGCAAAAGCACCAGACTGAGCGCGCGTGTGCACAACTGCTGGGATTGGTCGGCGGAATTACCGCCGACGGGCAACTGCACGATCTTGAGATCCAGTTCTTACGCACCTGGCTGGCCGAGAACAAGCAAGCGGCTGAGCATTGGCTTGGTGCCCAATTGTGCGAACAGATCGACCATGTGATGGTCGATGGCGTCATTACCGACGATGAGCGCGCACAGCTGCTGCAGATCCTGCAGGGCGCTTGCGGCGTGCAGTTCGCAGAAACCGGGGTTGTGACACCCGACACCATCAGCAGCTTTCCGGCCGATGAGTGCGAAGTGGTTTTCCAGGGCCGCACCTTTTGCCTCACTGGCAAATTCCACTTCGGTTCACGCGGCGAGTGCGAGGCTGCCACCGCGGCCTCTGGCGGCACCTGCGCTGATGGCGTGTCGAAGAAGATCCACTACCTCGTTATCGGCTCTGCCGGCGCCACCGCTTCATGGAAGCAGGCCACCTACGGCAACAAGATCGACACGGCCATGAAGCTGCGGGAGAAGGGGCATCCCGTCTATGTTCTGACCGAAGAATCCTGGCGCGGCGCCCTGATCTGAGCAAACCATAGATTTGACAGAAGCTTCATGTATCGTTTTTTGAGAGGAATATCGTGGAAGATGTGATTGAGCAAGACGGCGTTTTCGTATTTCGCACCTCACACCGAATCGTCTACAACACCAAGCAGCCGGTTCCTATCAAAGAAGTCATCCTTGCGTTGCAAGGGCTTGATGGCCTACTTCGGGCCGTCCCGAAATTGGTGGAAGGCTTTACTGGCGTTGAAATTGAGCGCGGCGAATTTCATATCCAAAGCCTAGAATCAGGTAGCCTGATCGAGGACATCGCTGTAGCGTTCTTCTTCAAAGACAAGGCTGGCCTCGATGCCTTTGTCACCAAGATGGGAGCAAACAAAGCCGTGAAGGCAACCGTGATCACTGCAATCATTGCAGCACTTGTGGCCTACGGGCTTCACTTGGCCACAGCCAAGAATCCAGCGCCCAACATCACTGCAACCAACAACGTGATCATCAACATTGGTGCCGGTGAGGTTGGCATGACGCCTGAGGCCTTTACGGCCGTCGTCAAATCTGCGGTGGGCGACAAAAAGGGCGTTGCAGAAAATGCGCTCAAATTCATTGGACCGGCCCGCGCAGACCCCGGATCATCCGTGACGCTCGATAGCGCTGTGCAGGGTCAGCAGGCAAGCGTTCCGATTGAGATTTCATCCGCAGCGATTGCCGAGGCACCTAAGCGTATTGAACTGGCATCGAATGAACGCGTGGAAGAGTACAAGTCCGCCAAACTCTATATCCGTGCCACCAATCTTGATAGCAAAAAAATCGGCTGGGCTGGCAAGCTTGCGAATCGTGATGATCGCCTTCCTATCGAACTGGACCCCGCTGTTTCTGAGGCCGATATTTTTGGGCGAACAGAGGTTGTTGTAGATGCCGCCTTGGTCTTCAAGGAAAAAGGCAAGTCGCGTGAGCTGAGTCCGGCACGAATTTACGTCAGGAAAGTCATCAAAGACGTGCTGGCCAGTCGGTAGAAATCGGCTTACGCCGCCAGCCGCTGCTCTGCTTCCCAGCCCAGGCACGCCAGCGCCACGGTGCGCGGCACGGGCTTTTCACCGCTGCGGTAATAGGCCAGCATGCGGCGCGATAGGCCCAGGGCTTCTGCGGCCGCGTCCAGCGTCATGTCGTGGCGTGCCATCCAGTTCCAGATGACTTCGTGTGAATAGCCGCCCGCCTGCTCCACGGCGCGGGCGCGCAGATTGTCGGCGGCCAACTCCAGGCTGTCGTCTTCGGCCCATGTCACGCTTGCGCCCCATTCGTCCACCTTGGCTTGGGTAAAAACGTCTGCCTTTGCCAAGCGTTTGAGCGTGGGGTAGCGGGCAATGAGGGGTTTCACGTCCAAGTGCAGCACGGCGCCATCGGCATAGGTCAGTTCCAGGCTGCTGGGTGGCACGGCGCGCACTGCGGTCAGGGTGAAGTGTTTGGCATTCATGGGTTCAGCTCCTTCCATTTGGCGTGCAACAGGGCTTGGTTGGCTGCAGCCCACGCCAGTGCAGCAGCCAACTCGCGCTTGGCCAGCTGGCCTCTGAGCACAGCAAAACCCGCGATCTCCACCAAAGCTTCGCGCCCATCGTTGAACCGCACATGAAAATGGGGTGGCAGGTGGTCTGCCGCGTACATGGTGATGGTGCAATCGGTCAGGCGTGCAAGCGTTGGCATGACCTCTAGTTTAGTGCAATGGTTGCACTATTGCAACCGGGTTCAATCTGAATCTGTACCCGATGTCGCGCCTCGTGTCTCCAGCTCCATCCGCGTGGTCAGCCCTTGATCACCCAGGCTGTGCGTGACCTTCACCACCAGCCACTCGGTGCCGTCAATCGCGGGCTTGAAGCCAACCACCGTTACCGGCGTTTGCGGCATTAGCTCGGGTCGGCCAAGCGCCAGTGTCAGCTCGAACGTGGCCTTGCCACGCTCCATGCGCTGCTGCTCTGAGCGCGCTGCAGCCATGGCATCGGCTTCGCTTCCATAGGTGTCTTTCAGGCGCTTTTCGTCTTCCTCGCTGCCCACCAGCACACTGCGCTTTTCCGCTTGGTTCGGGTCGCTCCAGTAGGCGCGCACGCCGCTGTAGGCCCCGCGCTCGGCACTGTGGTATCGGTGCTGGTCGCCGGCAGCGCGGGTGATGTGCATGCTGCCCAGCGCGGCGCCGCCGCTGGTCTTGGTGCCGTTGATGGGGAGGAACAGCAGGTGCCCCTTTTTCACTGTGGCCACCGCGTCGTGCAGCTTGGCCAGGCGGCTCAGAAAGTGCAGGTCGCTCTCGTTGGTCTGGTCGATGTGCTCCACCTTTGTGGCGGCCAGGGCGCCGTCCACGCGCGGGGCAAGGCCGTGGCGCGCAGCAATTGCTTGCACGATGGTGCCCACGGTGGTGTCGTGCCAGCTCTTTTCGGTGCGCTGGCGCAGCTTGCGCTTCATGTCGGCGCTGCGCGCCTTGATGCTGATCTGGTCCGGCGCGCCGCTGTGCTCCACCTCGTCCACCTCAAAGCTGCCCTTGTCCACCAGCGGCTGGCCGCGCCAGCCCAGCTGCAGTTCGATGGTGGCGCCCTTGCGCGGCAGTGCGATCTGGCCGTCGTGGTCGGCCAGGGTCAGCTCCAGCGTGTCTACCGCGCCCTCGCGCCCCTCCGACAGCGTGAGGTTTTCCAGTCTCGGGTTCACCTTGCCGGTGATGTCCTGGCCGTTGACCACCAGGCGGTAGTCGGGCGCGGGGTGGCTGCTCATGCGCCACCCGCCTGAAAGTCGCCCAGCGCGCCCACGTTCACCGCCGCGCCGCTGCGCTGATCGTCCACGCGCTTGAGCTGCAGGTCGAACTCGATGCGCCGTGCGATGCCGTTGTCCAGGTGCAGCGTGCCGGTCTCGCTCACGCTTTCGATCACGTAGGCGCCAAACACTTCGCCTGTGCCCGACACCAGCGCCCAGGCCTGGCCGGTGTCGCCCATCGCGCGCAGCTCGGCAATTGATGCCGCGCGGCCCACCAGCTCGGGGCTGAGCACGCCGCTGAGCGTGATGGTGTCGTCGCCCGGCCCCGCGTACTGGTGCGCAGCGCGCGCGCCCACCCGGCTGCTGCTGGGGTGGCGCCACTGGGTTTGCCGCTTGAAGTCCTGGTAGGCCAGGGTGGTGAGGCCAAAAACAAATTGGCCCAGTGCCATCAGCATGGGGTGGTCCTTTAATCGATGTCGCCCATGCGGGACAGGCGGCGCGACTGCTGGCTGCGCTCGCGCCGGTCCAGCTCGGCCGATACGGCGCGGGCAATGGCCTGCGCATCCATGCCCGGCGCGGCGTTGATGGTGATGGTGTAGGTGTTGCCACCGCTGCCGCCGGGCGCTGCTGCAGCGGACGCGCCCAGCGGTGCGCGGGTGTCCAGCCGCAGCGCTGCGGCGTCTGCCGCCATGGGCATGGCCAGGGTGGCTGCCGTGGCCATGCCCAGGGCGGCATTGCGCACCGCGCCCTGGCCACCGGCGATGCCCAGGGCTGCGCCCTCGCTGATCCAGCCGCCGTATTGCATGAACACCTTGGAGGGCGATGCAATGCCCAGCTTCTCGCGGAACCATGCGCCCACGGCGTCGGCCGCACCCACCACCGCCTCGCGCACGGCGGCCAGTCGGCTGGTGATGCCGTTCATCAGGCCAGACATCAAATCTGCCCCCGCGCCGAAGAATCGGTCTTTCAGGCCCACCAGGCTTTGCCACAGCGCGGCGGCGCCGGCGGCCGTGCTGGCCCACCAGGCCGACACCGCGCCTGACAGCTGCTGCCAGATGGCCAGCAACCCGCCCTTGATGCCGTCCCAGTTACGCCACACCATGTAGGCGGCCGCGGCCAGCAGGGCGAGCACCGCCACGATGGGGTTGGCGATCAGGAACACCGCCAGCGCGCGCAGTCCGCCAAGCAGCAGCGCCGCACCGCCGCGCAGGAACGCGAACGCACGGCCTGCCAGGAAGCCCAGCCGGTAGAGAAGGCCCATGACGGGACCTGCGGCCTTGGTGGCCACGTTTGCGGCCGAGAGCGCCAGGGAATACTTGGCCACCGCATAGCGCAGCAGCAGCAGTGGCGCTGCCACGCCCGCGTAGGCGAGCGCCAGCGCACCCGCACCGATCACCAGAGCCGCCAGCACGCCCACCATGCGCAGCGCCCACTTCACCAGCTCGGGGTTCTCGCGCACCCATTCACCCACCGCGCTGGCTACTTCGCCCAGGCTGTTGGCCAGGCGAACCAGATCGGGGGCAACGGTCGCCCCCATGTCCTTGAGCATGTTGGTGAAGCTGCCCTCTGCGGCCTCGATGGACGCCGACACGGTGCCCAGCTGCTCATCCACCCGCTTGCGCAGATCGGCCTGCGCCTGCATCTTGGCGTCCACCTCGCGGTAGCCGTCCACGCCCTTGGCCATCAGGGTGTTGAGCACCTGCAAGGTTTCGGCGTCGTCGCCAAACAGGGCCTTGACCACGCCCACGCGCTGCACGCTGTTGAGTGCCTTGAGCTTGTCGAGCTGGGTGAACATCTGGTCAATGCCGCCAAACTCGCCCTTGCCGTTGGTGAAGTCCAGCTTGAACCCCGCGCCTGCATCTTGCAGTGCCGCGTTGGCCTTGCCCAGCTTCTTGGCATCCAGCCCGGCCTGGAAGACTTTGCGAATGGCGTTGCCCGCGGACTCTCCCGCCATGCCGCTTTGGTCCATCATGACCAGCAAGGGGGCCAGTTTGCGCGCGGCGCCCAGCCCTTTCTCTCCGATCACATCCAGCACGGGCGACATTTTTGTGAAGCCCTGCAGCATGTTGCCGCTGTCCACGCCCAGGTAAAAGCCCCGCTGAATCAGGTCCGTCAGGCCCATCATGTCGCCCTCGGCGGTTTGCGTGGCGTCCTGCAGCTTGGCCGCGAATTCTGCGGCGGCGGTGACCGGCATGCGCAGCTGTACGCCCAGGTACGCGGCCGACTCCCCTAGACCGCCCAGAATGGTTTTTGCGCTCATGCCCTGGCGGCGCAGCATGGTCATCATTTCGATGAAATCCGCCGTGGTGCCGGGCAGCCGGTCGCCCAGGCGGGTGGCCAGTTCCAGGATCTGCCCGTATTCAGCGGGCACGCCGCCATTGGCCTGCATCATGGACGCGCGCAACTGCGTTTGCGCATCCTCGGCGGGCATGAATGCGCCCACCACGGAGCGCAGCGGCGCGGCGATCTTGCTGCCGGCGGCCATGGCGGCGGCGCCGCCCGCGCCCACCATGCCCACGCGCATCATGTCTTTGCCGTGCTTTTCGTTCAGCTCGGCCAGCTTGCGTTGTTGCCTGGCCAACCCATCGAAGGCGGTTTTTTGCTGTTTAACAGCAGCAGTTGTTTGCTCAATCTCCCCGCGCAACCGGCTCTGCGCCGCGCTCAGGTTGCCTGTAACGCCCATGGCATTGAGCGCGCCCCGTGCTTTGATGGCCGCCGCCTTTTGCACTTCCATTGCCTCGGATAGCTTGCGCACCCCCCTTTCTTCGCGCTGGAGCTGCGCGGCCGTGGCGGTGCCGCTGGCTTTCATGCCTGCCAGCAGGTTCTGTTTTACCTTCAGGGCGTTGTTCAGCCGCGCCAATTCGGCCGCGTGCTTCTGCACGTTGCCCACGGCGGCCTGCTGTTCGTTCAGTTCCTTGAGCCGGTCGCGGGCGGCCTTGAGGGCGCGGGCAGTATCGCCACTGGCACCGCTGATGCGCTTCATGGGTGCGAGCACCCGCTCGGCCATGTCCAGCACCACGCGCAGGCGCAGGCTATCGGCCATGGTGCCCCCCATGGCGGCACAGGGTCAGGCCGCTCAGCGGCCGAGCAAATGGCCGGCGTGCGCGGCGTTGGCGCGGGCCTGCAATGCCTGGGCCTCGACCAACAAGGCCTCTGCCTCGGCCAGCAGGGCCTGTGTCTCTTGCAGGTCGGCCTGGCTGGGCGACGGTGCCAGCCACGCCAGCAGCCCGATGGGCGCCAGCAGCCACAGCGCCGCCCATACGGCCAAGGCGGCGATCAGCAGGTAGGCGAGGGCGGTCAAAAGCATGGTTCATTGTTGCACAGGGTCAGTCTTGTGGTTCGTGGCGCATGCGGGCGCGCTCGCGCCACTGCATCATCTCTGGCAGGGTGAAGCCGGCCATGTCGGCCGGCGTCCATCCAAACACCATGGCCAGGTCGGCCATGGCGTCCTCTACTCGCTCAGGAAGTCCTTCTTCTGCTCCTTCGTCAGCAAAAAACCGACCACCACCGTGCCCAGGTTCACCAAATCGGCAGGGTCCAGGCTGGCCATGTCCTGCTTGTGCAGCATGGGAGCGGTGATGCGCGGCAGCACGGCCTGCAGGGCGTCCACCTTCATCTGCAGCAGCTCGGCCAGGCTGACGCCGCGCAGCTCGCCTGCCGTGGGCTTGCGCAGGGTTACGCTGGTGATGTGGCTGTCGCCGCGCTTGATGGGCGTTTCGAGCTGCACGGTGTTGGGGTCTTGCTTGTCCGCCACGTCGGTGGCTTCGGCGGTTGCTGCCAGGTTGTCTTGGGTCTTCATGGTTCAGGTCCGGATGTGTTGGGTCAGGGCGGTCGGAGGTCAAATGCCCATGGCAGCGCGCACGCCCGCCAGGCGGTCTTCTCCGCCCACGACTTCGATCATGTTCACAAAGTCGATCTCGATCACGGTCGTGCCGTCGATGGCCAGCTTGTAGTAGCTCAGTGCGGTCTTGACCTTGAACTGGGTGGCGTCTCCGGGCTTGGCGCTGCCGGGGTCGATCTCTTCGTGGCGGCCGCGCACGGTCACTTCGAGCGACTGCACCTCTTCGCTGTCGTCGGCCTGCAGCGCTCCGGCAAAGCGCAGCAGCACGGCGTCGTGCCGGGCTGCGCCCCATTGCTCGTAGGCGGCGCGGATGTGGCCGGCGGCCGTCCACTCCAGCTCCAGGCCTTCCATTCCCAGGTCTGTTTTTACCGGGCCGTTCATGCCGCCAGAGCGGTAATCGTCCATCTTGCGCTTGAGCGTGGGCAGCTTGACTTCGGGCACTTCGCCCACGTAGCTGATGCCGTCGACGAACAGCGCAAAGTTTTTCAGGGTGCGGGGCAATCCCATGGTGATTCCTCAGTGTGTTGGGGTGGTGGTGTGGGTTATTGGCCAGCGGCCACGCGCGCGGCGAAGTCGGCGAAGTAGCGGTCGGTGATGCGCTGGCGGAAAGTGAGGTCTTCGATGGGCGGGATGGGCGTGTAGTCGTAGTCGATCACCAGCTTTCCCTCTTTCAGCGTGGCGCTCTGGTTGATCTCTTCGTCGTACCAGGCCTGGCCGTCGAGGATGTAGCCGCCCGTCTTGAGCTCACGGAACTTGGCGTTCACGCCTTCCAGAATGTCCTTGACGATGCTGGGGTGCAGCGGCTTGTCCACGGCCCACATGTGCGCCTCGGCAATGCTGTCGGCCAGCACCTGGGCGGTGCGCACGGCCGATTCGAAAGAAAACAGCGGTTCGTCCGAGCAGGTGCGCGAGCCCCAGAAGCGGTAGCCGTCGCGGTTGACCAGCGTGGTCACGTCGGCGGCGTTGAGCAGCCCGGCGTCAGTAGCGGGGTTTTGCAGGTCCCAGTAGATGTCGCGGCTGATGCCGGTAACGCCCTGCACGCCGATGTTGGACAGCGTCTTGTGCCAGCCGGTGTCCATGTCGATCTTGGCGCGCAGGCCCAGGGCGTAGGCGGTGGCGGGCGCCTCCACGGTGGCGTTGGTCACGGTGTCCCAGCGCTGGAAGTTGGGGTGTATCACCATCAGCTCGCGCGCGCTGAAGTTGGCGCGGTAGAGCGTGGCGGCCTCCACGGTCTCGGCGCCGTCGGTGCTGGCGTAGGCGAAGGCGCGCAGCTGCTGGGCAATGGCGGCCAGCGCGGTGGCCACGGGCAGGGTGTCCAGGCCCGGCGCACCCAGGATGCGCGGCTTGACGCCCAGCTTGGCGGGTGCGGCCAGCAGCGCTTTCATGCCGGTGTACTGGCCGTTGGGCAGCACTTCGCCGATCACGTTGCTGGTGAGGTCTGCGGCCTTGTCTTCGGGCGTTTCGCCCACGCCGTCCGGCACGCGCACCACCACGATGATGGGGCGGCACTGCTGGCTGATGGCATCGAGCGATGCCGCCAGCGTGCCCGACGTGCCGGCCTTGCCCAGCGCGGCGAACACGTTGGTGACCAGCACCGGGGTGTCGAACGGGAATGCCGTGGCGTCGGCGTCGGGCGCCGTGGCCACCAAGCCGATGATGGCTGTGGAGATGGTGCGGATGGCGCGCACGCCCTCGGTCAGTTCGAGGACGCGGACGCCGTGGTGGTATTCAGTGGCCATGAGGGTGCGGTGGTGGGAGTGGATGAATCCCCCCAAGGGTGCCCGTCCTCATGCGCGCGCGCCAGCGCGGGTGGTTGTGGCTGGGTGATCTACATCAGACGGCCTGCACAGCAACCCATTGCGCTGGGTCGAAGGACTGCAGTTCATCCAGGTCCAGCGATTCCAGGGCGGCTTTCATGGCGCGCTGCCCTGCGTGGATATCGAAGCCGCGCAGCACGATGGCCGTTTCGTGCGCCGCGTTGAGCATGCGCAGGTCGGCCAGCGACACGGGTACGTCGTTGTTGTCGGCGTCGGTCCAGAAAAAGCCCTCGGGCAGCGCCGTGAGCGCAACCACAGGCTGCAGGCGCTGGCGCGTCTGCAGGCCGCCGTCCCAGCGGCGTGCAGCGTGCTCGAACACGATGTTTGCGCGCTCCTGGCTGTCGCGCCAGGCCTCGATGCGCGCATGCGCAGCCGCCTGGGCTTTTTGGCGCCTCAGCGCCTGCGAAGCGGGGTAGGCCACTTCCCCCAGGAGCTGCGCCGCGGTTGTGTCGCAGGCGGGAATCTCTTCGGCCTGGCCTGGCGCCTGCACGGCGACGAACAGGCCGCTCTCGCGGTAGTCCGCTGGCACGGACCACACGCGCACCAGGGCATCCACGGGCACGGGCGGCAACTCGATGGTGTCGGTCGATTCTCCGCGTGTCACCGTCAGGGTCTGGTCTTCAATTTTCAGCATGGTTTTTTCCTTGAAATGCACCCCACGCGCTCGGCGCGTGGGGCATAAGAACATGGTGCGTTACACCTTTGCGAGGCGGCCCCCGATGTCCGGGTTCGCGCCCGAGGCGGAGCCGCTGACGCGCAGAGAGAACAGCCCGGCGTACGCGCCGTAGCTCCAGTCGCCACCGTGGTAGGCCACGCAATTGGGGCTCTGATAAAAAATGTCCCCGGTACTGCCATTGCTGGCCGTTGCATCGCCTGTCGCAGGAATGAACCCGACGCTCATGTCGTGGTTTGCGCCACTGTCGGTGGAAAACGTCACGGGATAGGTGCTGCTGGCCGGGGCGGTCTGGCCGGTGGTAACCCATGTCTTGTTGCCGTTTTTGTCCCAAATCTTGAACTTGCTGCTGGCATCGGTTTCAAGGCCATCGACCATTTGCCAGACGTTGCCCCACAGGCCGACGATGCCGCGCCATGTGGCCTGTGCCACTGTGGCGCTGTCGACCGCCAGCGCTGACGATCCGGAAACGTTGCCCTGGCCGATCAGGGTCTGGCTGTTCGCGCCGCCCATCTCGATCAACGCGAGCAGCTGGATGGCCTGCAGTTGGTAGTAGTTCCAGAGCCCAAAACCTGTTACCCCAGCGGTGTTGCGTGCTGCGGCGCGCGCTTGCATGGTCGGAAAATCAATGGACACCAGCGGCGTGAGGCCTGCGGCCGACCCGAGCTTGGCGCCATCTGTCGTGCCCTGGTATTTGCCGACGTAGAACTGGCCGATTGGCGCGCCAGCATTCATGAACGCGGGATGCAAGGCGAATCCGGCCAGCGGCTGGTCGGACACCATCCAGTAGCGCTTTCCGGCATTCGTCCCGCTGGCGATGGTCCCGGTCTTCACATAGAACGCTGGCACGCGCACCATGGCCTGGCCGTCGATGGTCACACCGGTGATGCCGCCATAGGTAGCGTGGGCGTTGAAAACCGCGGCGTCTGTAACCTTGTCGGTGCCGTTTTCGTCCACCCGCTTCCAGGTGCCACTGCCGCCGCCGGTGGCGGCCAGCACGATGCCGATCACGTTGGCGAACTGCAGCTTCGTGGTCACCCTGATCTCGGTTGACCATTCGGACCAGCCCTTGGCCGCGCCCTGGTGGCGCACGCGCAGGTAATAGACCGACTGGCCGGCCAGCAATTTGCCAGCAGGCACGATAACCGTCAGTTTGTTGGCGGCGTCGGTGCCACTGTCCCACACCGGCGCGGTGTAGTTGCCTGCTGCGGTGCGGATTTGCCACTGGCTGGCAGAGTGGGTGTCTGCGCCGCCGACCACGGTGAAAGCGCTCGATGACAGCGTGGGCTGCTCTGGCACATCGACTGCGTTGTCGGCCGGCCCGGTGAGCGCAGGCGCCGCGACGTAGACGAATGATGCGGCGGTCGCAAAGCTGGTCACTGCGGACCAATCGGACCACAGACCCGCCATATCCTTGACGCGGCCGCGCAGATAGTAGGTGGTGCCTGCAACCAGCGTTGCGGCCGGCACGGTGTAGCTCAGCCCGGCGGGCTTTTCGCCCGAGTCGTGCAAGACGTTGGCGAACGCGGCGGCCGTTGCCAGCTGGAACTGGACGCCCGCCTGTGCCACACCGGTCGGGCTGCTGTAGCTGGCCAGCGCCAGGGTGGGGCGCTCCATCAGGCCGGCGGCAGCGTTGACTGGCGCGCTGATGGCGGGCGTTGCTGGGCGTTGTTCCGGATTCAAGTAGCCCCCGAGACCGGTGTTTTGCCCCAGTGCAACGATGTGCCGGATATCGACCGGTTCCCCTGCCACTTCAACGCGCAAATAACCATCGCCGCGCATTGGCAATGCGAATTCATAGTCGGCCATGCCGGCGGGAATGTCACCGCCCTGGCGGCGGTGGGACCAGCCGCATTCCTTCCACGTTGGCTGGTAGGCGTCGCGGTAGTAAAGCCGGGTATCGGCGGCGTTCAGGCTGCGGCGAATGACCACGGCGCCGCCCTCGATGTCGGTTCCGATGCTGATCTGGCGCGATAGCCACATGTCGCCCTGGCGTCCATTGGCGCGGCCCGGACTGGCAATGGTCAGGCTGGAGCGCGACAGGCTGGCATCGCCGGACCAGTTGCGCGCCAGGTTGGCGGCCAGGCGCAGGCGGTTGACAGACAGCACCGCAGCGACCAGCACCATTTCGGCACCGTTGGCGTCGGCCAGGATGTAGTGCTCTCCCGCGCGCACCGATGCGGTGCTGGCGATATCGATGGAGTCATCCCCGCCGACGCCGCTGACGATGGCAACCGGCACGAAATCGACAAGGGTGTAGCCGGCGGTGAATAGCTCGAACGACACAGCGTTGCCGCGATACAGCCAGTCAAGGCCTACAGCGGTTTGCACCGCAACGGAACTGGTGGCCTCGATGCCGCTGACGCGCTCGCCCATGTCGTCGAGCTCCTCGGTCAGGCGGGCGTCTACGCCCTTGATCGCCGCGTCAAGAAAGGCGTCGTTGTCGAGCAGCGTCTGGTGGGTCGGGTTCCAGGTGTCCGGGTGTGCGACCGAGTTGACGGTAAGGGCCGGCAGCGTGGTGGTGAATGCCGGGTTCGCGGATGGCGTGAGTTGGGACATGGGCGGTGGTTCCTTGGGTCAATATTCAAAAATGAGCGAAAGCTCGAACTCGGTGTCGGGCTCGAACTCCTTTGGGGCCAGCACACGGCGGCCCATCAGCGTGCCGTCGGCGCAAAACACGCCGACTTCGCGCAGTACGTTCGCACCAGCGGCTGCGCCAGTCAGGACGGCAGAGACGTTCAGCTCTGGGCCGGTAACGCTGTTGCTGGTGGGCACGCGCACGAACTCGGTCTGCAGGGCGGCGTCGGTTTCTGGGGCGTAGGGCCGGTTCCCGCTGCCGAATGCCATGAACGCGGCGCGCGGCAGCGCGGTGCCATTGGCAGCGGCGAGCGCGACCCGGTTGCGGTACGCGTGGGTTACGGCAATTGCTTGTTGTGCCATCAGATCAACTCCTTTGTTGTTATGCCGTTGCGGCGGGTGGTCAGCGTCCCGCCGAACCACAGCCCGGCGCGGCCGATATCGCCGCCGAGTGGCCAGGTGCCGTCCAGGCGCGGCAGAGCGATGCGTTCTAGCTCAGCGCTGGCCAGGGTGATGCCTGCGCCCAGCATCCAGCCGCCGCCCAGGGTGGCCTCGGACAGCCGGGTGCGGCCGTCGAGCCGGGCGAACGCGCCACCGAGCCGCGTGACGCTGGCGCGCTGCCCGCCCATCGCGGCGCGCACGCGCTGGCGGGTGCGGGTGCGCAAGGCCATTGCGCCGTGGTTGAGTGGAATGCCGACCGGCGCGGTGCCGCGCAGGCTGTGCGCGCCGTCGAGCGGCCAGCCGGCCAGCGCCAGTGGCGCATCGTCGCCGTCGATCAGCCAGCAGCCGTCCAGCGTCAGGCGGTTGTGGGCGCTGAGTCGGCGGCAGCGGTCGAGCCGGGCGCGGGCGCGGCCGGCGTAGCCGACCAGGCGGATGCGGGCGTCGAAATTGGCGCGGGCGCCGGTGATGAGAGAAACCAGGTGCGAGCGGGCTGGTGCGTAGCGCTCCGCCGTCGCGCGGATGCGCCGCTGCTGCGCGCGGGTCCACTCGCCATCTGCCACGTTGAGGCGAATGGCGTATTCGGCCCAGTGGTTGAGCGCAGAGCGCCGCACCAGCTGGCTCGCGCCGTCGCCCGGTGGTGGGTTGAGGCTGGCTGCACCGTCAATTTGCCAGTCCCCATCGAGTACCAGCCCGCCCGCTGCCACCCATGCGTCGTGGTAGGCGCGTTGCTCGACCAGTTCCAGCACGGGGTAGCCGATGGAGGCAAGCGCGGTCTTGACGGCCCATGGTGTGCCTTTTTTGCGGTGCAGGGAGATTGATTCTTGCACCACCGCACGCTTTTGCGCTTCGGTCCAGGCTTCGCTCCATTCGTCCACGCTCAGGGCCCAGGCCAGCCAGGGCAGCAGTTGCACGGGGCAGCGCTGCGCGTCCCAGAGCAGGGCCAGCACTTCCGGCGTGTGGGGCAGGGCGGCCGCGTTGGCCAGGCTGGCTTCGAGCCGGGTCTGGTTGGGCGGCAGCAGTGGGCTGCGGATGCGCTCAGACATCGGTGGCGCCCAAGGCGATCTGCACGCCGGTGCAGTGGGCGGCCTGGTTCGGCGCGATCACGATGTCGGCCAGTGGGCTGGCCAGCGCCACCTTTTGCACGCCGGGCTGGTGCAGGCAGGCGTACAGGCCGCTGAGCGTGATGTCGTGGCCCAGCTGCTTGTGCTCGGTGATGTAGCGCGCCAGCGCCTCCTGTGCGGCCAGCAGCAGGGGGCCGGCGGCCGGTCCGGGGTAAATGCTGAGCGTGGCCTGCACCTGGTAGGGCACGACGCTGGCGGGCACTACCAGCACGGTGTCGGACAAGGGGCGTACATCGTCGGCAGACAGGCGGGCCTGCACGCCGTCGATCAGGTCCTGGCCGGGTGTGCCGTCGCCTTCGGTGCTGAGCACCGTGACGCGCACCGTGCCGGGTGTCGGGCTGTCCACGCCGGCGTCCTTGACCTGCACGGAGCTGCTGAGCGCGTGGAAGACGTAGCTGGCCGCGCTGCCAGCCACGGTCTCGCCCTCCAGGGCCATCTGGGCGCGCCGGCGCAGGCGCTCGTCGCTTTCGCCGTCCAGGCGCTGCACGGCCAGCAGGGCGGCCAGGTGGTCGAGGTCGGTGCCGTCCGCATAGGCCAGCATGCAGGCGCGGGCGGCGTCGTTGATGCGGGCCTGCATGTTCACGTGCTCATAGGCCACGATCTGCAGCACCTTGTTGATGGGTTCGCTCTCCAGGGCGAGCACTTCGGCCAGCTCTGGCAGGTCCGCCAGCACCAGGGCCTGCAGCCGGGCCAGCTCGGCCTCGAAGTCGAGCGGCAGCACGACGTTGGGGGCGGGCAGCTGGCTCAGGTCGATGCTGCTCATACGGCGCCCCGCAGTGCCAGCGCGGCCGAGAGGCCCACGGTCTGGCCGGTGGGCACGAATTCGCCGGTCAGCTCCAGCGTGACCTGACCCGCAGCCGGGCCGCTGGCCAGCTGCACGCGTGTCACGCGCAGGCGCGGCTCCCAGCGCATGAGCGCGCTGGCGGTGGCGGCGTACATGCGCAGGCGTGTGAGCGCGTTGTCGGGCTGGTCGACCAGATCGGGCAGCAGGCTGCCGTAGGTGCGGCGCGCGATGCGTGTGCCCAGCGGGGTGGTGAGGATGTCGGCCACCGACTGTTTGAGGTGCTGCATGCCGTCGATGGCCTGCCCTGTGGTGCGGTTCATCGCGGCGCCCCCGTGGTGCCGCCGCTGTCGCCCGGGTGCGTGTGCGTGCTGCCGATGTTGATGCCGTCGTGCGTGATGCTGCCGCCCTCCATGGCCAGGCCGCCGCTGATGACGTTGCCACCGCCGCCGCCCGCCCGCCCGGACAGGCCGGCCTGGTAGCTCAGCAGGCCTTGCACGGTGACTTTACCGATAAAGGTGGATTGCGGGCTCTCCACCGTGAGCTGCGGTGTCTCCAGCGTGGTGCCGGAGGGCGTGAGGTGTAGCCGGGTGCCGCCCACGATCAAGGTGATGGCTTGCGCAACGTCGATGGTGAGCGTGGCGGTGGCGCGGTCGTGCTCCAGGTAGTCGGTCTCGGACCAGTCGGTGCGGTCGGTGGTCTCGCTGTCGCTGCCCTGGGGCATGGCGTCGCTGTAGATGCCGGGCAGGGCAATGGCGCTTTGCAGGTCGCCGCCGGGGGCGATCAGCAGGCATTGTTCGCCCACGGCCGGCGCGCTCCAGCGGCGGCCCTTGGCCGCGCCGCCGGCGCGCAGGGCCATCCAGGGCACCCAGGCGGTCAGCAGCTCGCCGGTGCGCACGCGGCAGCGCGCAGGCCTGCCCGTGCGGACCTGGGCAACCACGCCCAGGCGGGCGATATTTTCCAGGCGGCGCAGGATTTCAATGGGCTGCTGTGCGGGGTCTGCAAAGGTGTCGGCGGGCATGCATGCATGGTGCCCAGCCGCTCGCGCGATGGCCAGTGGCTGCTGCTGTGGGCGCAGCAAACACATTCCAAGGCCTTGATTTCAGGTGCGCGCGAGGTGGTCGAGGATGCGGCCCTGCAGCTTTTCTTCGAATTCCGCAGTGATGCCCAGCAGCGGGCGGGCGGGGTAGTCGTACTCGGGGCCGCCGGGCTTTACCCGGTCGCGCAGGCCGAAGTGGTGCACGCGCGCAATGCGCTCGGCGCGGCCGATGAACTGCACCACGGCCTCTTGGGGCGAGCCGCTGGCCTTGAGGTATTTTGCCCGGCCCAGGCGGGTGAACAGCGGCGCGCTGCGCAGTTTGCCGCGTGCGCTGCGCGTGCTGGCCTTGCGCGGCGCCCACGGCTGGCCGTCTGGCCCTGCCTGGGTGCGCATGCGCTGGGTGTTTTCCTGGCGCAGATCGCGTGCGATCTCGCGGGCCAGCTGCCGCTGCTCGCGCGGCTGCAGCTGGTGCAGCAGCGGCGCCATCCAGTCGCTCAGGCGGTCGAGATCGTCCATGGCTTAGCCCGCGATGGCCGGCGGGCGCGGGTCGTGAGCCCACTCGGCCAACATTTCATCGTGCAGCCAGAAAGACCAGTGCTCGCGCGCGCCGCCGCCGCTGGCGGCCGGGTCGTTGGGGTCGGCCGGGTCGAGCGGGTCGTAGGGCGGCGGCACGCGGCCGGCCGAGGTGTGCAGCAGCACGCTGGGCGGCTCGGCAACGTGCACCAGGTTCAGGCCGCCCGGCGTGCCTTCGCGCGGCCGAGCCAGTACGCGTTCGGTCAGGTCGATTTCTAGCACCAGGTCCATGGTGGTGGTGCTCAGGTGCTCGGCCTCGAAGCGCATGGACTTAGCGCGCTTTTCCGGGTTATCGAGCAGATCGGGCTGGTGGGTGCGCAGCCAGATCAGCAGCGGGGCCATGGCGGCATCGGCGTGGCCGGCATAGTCGAGCAGCAGCAGGCGCAGCGTGTAGCGGTACTCGAAAGACAGCGACTGCGTGAGCGTGCTGTGCAGGCCCCCGCCGGTGATGAACACCACCAGCTTCTCGGGGTCGCGGCGCAGCTGCGGCAGGGCGGCCGTGAGGTGTTCGCGCAGGCTAGCGGGCTTGAGCATGGGCGGCCTCGGCGTTCAAGGTAGCGCGGTCGCTGTCGTGGGTGCGTTCGCAGGCGAGGCCGCGGGAGCGGGCGTCGTCAGCGACTGCCGCCAGCGCTCCCGCTCTGTCGTCAGCGCGTCGCTGCAGGTCGGCCAGCAGATCGAGGGCGCCGGTGTCTGGCGCGCACTGGCCGGCAGCGGCGGCAGCGATGGCGCGGGCACGGTGCTGGGTGATGTAGTCGGCAAGCTCGCGCTGCAGCCGCTGGCCAGCAAAGCGAGCGCGATCAGCGCCGGCAGCAGCAGCGGCAAGGGCAATCCGGGCTTCGCCGTCGATCCTGTCATGGTCTTCACGCAGTTTCCTTTCTGTTTTGCGGTGGGCTTCGGACTGCTGGCGCGCCAGGCGCTCGGCCTTGGCCCGCTCGGTGGCCAGCGTGGTGGTGGCTTCGCCCGCTTCCTTGTTGGCATCGGCCAGGCGCTGGGTCTGCACCAGCAGGCCGACAGCGAGCGCCAGTGCGGCGAGCTGCCGGCCGACGGTTTTCAGTCCAGTCAGCATGTCAGCACATCCCGTGGGGGTGGCCCGTGCACAAGGTGAAATAGGTCACCAGGGCGGCGGCGATCAGGAGCATGGTGACGGCCAGGGCAACGATGGCCAGCACTTTGAACGCGCGTTTCATGTCTGAGCCCCCATGCACGCTGCATAGCGCTTGAGCTGCCGGGTCCAGACGCCGCCGCACACCTTGTTGCCCGGCGTCGAGCAGTCGAACCCGGCCGAGAACCTGTAGCGCAGCAGGGCGTTGCACGCGGCCGCGTAGTCGCCCGCAAGCAAGTGGCGGCGCATGCTGGATCCGTGCCAGTTGCCATAGCCGAACTGGCCCGTGAAGTCCACGTACTGGTCGAACTCGACGGGGTAGAGCTTCACGTCAGGCAGCGACGCGGCTACGCGCTTTTCGTCCTGGCGCATGAGGCTGCGCGCGAGGATCTCGGCGCGCTCGGGCGTGATGGTGTCGCCCATCTTCACGCGGGTGCCGTCTTCATAGCGGGTGGAGCCATGGCCGAGGGTGGGCACGTCGCCCTTGGTCGGTATCACGGCCTGCGCGGTGAAGCCTTCGCTGGCCTGCCATGCGCCGAAGCCAGCGGCGGACACGGTGAGCGCGGCCACGGCCACGCGGGCGATCTGCTGCCGGATGGTCATTCGGCCTCTCCTTCGCCGGCTTGTGCGCGCCGCTCCGCGCGGGTCGCGCGGCGTTCTTTTCGCAGCAGGACGATGGCCTGCAGCACGATGTAGAGCACCGTGGCGATGCCCACAACGTGGTTGATGGTGATGCCCTGAACAGCCGCGCCAACGGCAACGGCAAGCGGTGGAGAGGCCTTGGCAGTCTCCGCCGCAACATCTTGAAAAAGTCGCGTCATATCATCAGTCCCACAGCTGCAGGGTGGGTCGGGTCGTTGGGATGGGGGTGGCGGGCAAAGTCACCAACGTTCCGGATGGCAAGACCGGCCCGAGGGCGGCGAGGCCTGGATTGATGTCGAGCATGGCCTCGACCACCGCCTCGGTGCGGCCCAGGTGGCGCCAGCACAGCTGGTCCACGGTGTCGCCCTGCTGGCTGCGCACCTGCATCAGATCAGCTCCACGGTGCTGCGGCGGATGCCCAGCAGGTCGGAGATGGCCCAGCGCTGATTGCGCCGGTGCTCTTCCAAATGCACGGCCAGGCCTTCGAGCACGCGCCCTTCTTTGCCCGCGCCGGCGGGCAGCGTGTCCAGGTTGCGGTAGGCCTCAGCCAGGTCGGCCTGCAGGCAGGCATGCACGGCGCGCCGGTAGCGCAGCACCTGGGCGCTTTCACCGCCGGCCATGGGCGCAGGAACTTCGGCCAGGCTGTCGTAGCCCCAGCGGCTCTGCTGTTCCAGTCGGTATTGCTCCAGCTCGGCGTTGACGCTGAGCATGGCGTCCTTGAGGGCCGGCAGCAGCCGCGCTGTGGTGATGGTGCCGTCAAGGCGGCAGGCATCGCGCACAGCTGCGGGGTCCATCTCTGGGAACCAGGGGGCATTGCTGACCGCTGGTTCTACAGCGGCAACAGGCGGGCGGGCGGTGGCGACAAAGGACATGGCGGGGCTGGGGTGTTAGGTGGCGGTGGTCGGGGGCCTTGCAGCTGTCTGGCCGGTGGGCCTTGGGCTGCGCGGCCCCCGAGCCGCCAGGGTGCGGGGTACGCTCAGTCGGAGCCAGGAAACGCGGCTTTCAGGCGGCGTTCCAGGCGTTCCATGTCTTTTTTCACGCCCACCTTGTCGAACAGTTCGTGGGCGCGCTGCAGGTGGTCCATTGCCAGGCGGGCCTTGGATTCGTCCAGCGTGGTGATGTCTGGTTCGTGCGTGGGCGTCTTGCCCATGAGCGCGTAGCCGATGGCCTTGTGCAGCTTGGCCCGCGCCTGGTCGGGCGCGTCGCGCTCGGCCGTGAGGCTGGCCACATCGGCCAGCACGCGCAGGGCTTCGTCGCCCAGCAGCTTGCCGGCCAGTGCTGCGGTGCTGGTTTCGTCGATCAGCAGCGTGGCCACGTCGCGGTTGTACTGGTCTGGCAGGGCCAGACCATGCTGCAGCGCATAGGCGGCGATCTCCTGAGCGCGCGCCCAGGAGCCCACGTCCAGGTGCCACACCATGACGCTGGTGAGCACCAGGTCCTGGCCGCCCTGGCCGCCTTCGAGCGCGCCGGTGATGTAGTCGTCGTACTCACCCACGAAGGCGCGCTTGGCCTCGATCTTGCGTTCGATGGACTGAATGTTTTTGAGGGTGCGGCGGTGCTCGTACAGCTGCGCGAGCATCAGCTCATACGCGCTGCCCTTGACTTCATCACCGGGCGGCGCGGCCTTGGCCGCCAGTTCGGCCAGGACGCGCATCTGGTGGCGGCGTGCGGGTGTCAGCATGGTGGTGCAGGCCCTTACGCCACTTCGATGTTTTCGACCAGGGCGGAGAGGCCATAGTTTTCCACCACATAGGCGTCGTTCGAGCTTTCGTAGTTCTCGATGCGATCGCGCTTGGGGTTGTCTTCCATGCGGCGGCGGCGGGCGCCTTCTTGCCAGTAGATAGACAGGTTGTCGTAGGTGGTGATCAGCAGGGCGTTGTCGGGGAAGAATGGCACCGTGGCCGCCTGCAGGCCGCCGACGCGCTTTTGGCTGATGACGATGTCGGCGGCCAGGGTTTCGGCGGGCGCCTGGTTGACGTTGACCAGCGGGAAGTATTTGTCGTCCAGCAGGTTGCGGCCCAGCATGCAAACGAGGTTGGGGTTGTTGTGGAACCAGGGGTCCAGCAGCCGGATGGCATCGAACACCAGGGCATCGAGGTTCTTGTAGTCGCCGGCGGCGCCCACCGCGACTTTCCCGGCGGTGGCGCCTTGGGCCATGACGCGCGCAGGGGCTTCTTCGCGCATGTGCTGCAGCCAGCCCTTGTTCACGTCCTGCAGCAGCGGGTTGGCCACGATGTCGGTGTTCGCGGCCACGCTGGTGCCGTTGAAGCCGATCATCATGCGGTCCAGGGCCTGGCGGGCAATGATCTGGTTGCGCACGCGGATCTGGAAGTCCTTGAACTTGGCCCAGGCGTCCAGCGTGGCGTAGTTGATGTGCGTGTCGAAGTTGGTCTTCTCGCACTTGTAGCCGTTGCCTTCGAGCGTGTGCAGGTCGCGGGTCTGGCGGTCGGCGTTGGTGGTGTTGGTGCGGCTGGCCGCCGGGCCGCTCACGCCCATGCCCAGCTTTTCGCCGGACTGCTCGACCACGGAGACGATGTTGATGGATTTCAGGAAGTCGCTGCTCTCCTGGATCTTGTTTTCCAGCGTCTGCTGGACGCTGGGTGCCACGGTGAAGGCGGCCGCGGCGCTGCCCACGCCGTTGAGTTGGGCCAGGTGGGACAGCAGGGCGGTATAGGCAAGGCGGGTGTCGTTACGCATGAAAAAATGCTCCGGGGGTAGTTGCGGTGTTTTGTGGGTGCGGGCGGGTCAGCAGTCGGTCTGCAGGGCGCCCTTGCCGCCGGTGGCGGGCGGGCGCTGGCTGTGGTTGCCGGCGGTGGTGCCTTCGAGCGTCTTCACCAGGTCGGTGTGGGCTGTCTGCAGGGCCGTGAAGTCCTTGGACAGCTTGGCGTGGTCTTGGGCCAGGTTGTCATGCGCCTGGGCCTGCTGGGTGGCCAGTTCGCCGAACTTCTCGAAGGCGCCCAGCACTTCGGCAAAGCGGGCGTCGTCGTTCTTGCCTTTGGTGCTGAACTTGTCCACCACGGTCTTCAGGCTGGCGGTGAACTTGGCGGCCAGGCCGCTCTCGTCCTGCGCGTCGTCAAAAGAGAGATCCACCGCGATGGCTTCGCTGAACAGGGCGGCCGGGTCGCTCTTGCGGCCGGCAAACGGGCTGGCGGCAGGCTTTTGCTGGGCGAAGGTGAGCACGTCGGTGCCCAGGCTGGCCGGGCTGTCGGTGACGGCCAGGCCGGTGAGGTAGGCTTCGCCCGTGTCGCTGAACTGCGGGTGCACTTCGATGCTGGTGTAGATCTTCTGCTTGGCCTTGTTCATGGCCACCAGCTCTGGCAGGGGTTCGATCTGCGCGAACAGGGCCAGTTTGCCGTCTTCGACTTCGCGGGATTCGACCGCCAGCACGTCGCCGTAGGCCTTGAAGGAGCTGTCGGGCAAGACGCCGCGGTAGTGCTCCAGCCATATGCGGGCGCCGTACTTCTTGGGGTCGAAGTTCTTGGCCATCTGCTCGATCCAGATGCGCTCGATCTGGCGACCGTCGGTGGTGGCGCCTTCGGTGGCGACGCGGAAAAAATTGGATTTGGTTGCCATGGTGCGTGATGTCCTGCGGGTTGTGTGCGGTGCTGTGGTTGCGGGTAGCCGCCATGGTCACGCCGCCAGGCGAGCCTTTCAACGCTTGCCGGCTGTCGCTGACACAGGCACAGCGGAAAGGTGCCGCCATGGGGTTCCTCGCGCGCGCGTGCGCCCACAAACTCGCCGGCATGACCACCGCTGCGCTTGCAAAAAACCTGCCTTTTTCGACCGTGCCCGGTGAAGGAATAGCCGCGGACAAGCGCCGTGCGGCGCGGCACCTGTACTGGCAGGGGTGGCGCATTTCTTCCATTGCGGAGTACATCGAGGAGCCACGGTCCACAGTGCAGGGCTGGAAGGATGCCGAGGAGTGGGACAAGGCGCAGCCGGCCCAGCGCGTGGAGGCAGCGCTCGAAACGCGCCTGGTGCAGCTGGTGATGAAGGATGGCAAGACCGGCGGCGAATTCAAGGAAATCGACCTGTTGGGCCGCCAGATTGAGCGCCTAGCGCGCGTGCAGAAGTACGGAGAGACCGGCAAGGAAGCCGACCTGAACCCGGCCATCGAGCGGCGCAACGACAGGCCCAAAAAGAAGCCGTCACGCAATCACTTCGATGAAGAGATGCACGAGAAGCTGCTCGATGTGTTCCGCGATTCGCTGTTCGACTACCAGAAGGCCTGGTATCGCAACAGCCAGGAACGCACGCGGATGATTCTCAAGTCCCGCCAGATCGGCGCCACCTGGTACTTCGCCCGCGAGGCCCTGGCCGACGCCATCGCCACGGGGCGCAACCAGATTTTCCTGTCCGCGTCCAAGGCCCAGGCGCACATCTTCAAGCAGTACATCATCCAGTTCGCCAGCGAGGCCTGCGGCATCGAGCTGGCGGGCGATCCCATCGTGCTGAGCAATGGGGCGCACATCTACTTTTTGGGCACGAACGCGCGCACGGCCCAGGGCTACCACGGCAACTTCTATTTCGACGAGTTCTTCTGGACGCACAAGTTCGAGGAACTGAACAAGGTGGCCAGCGGCATGGCCATGCACAAGCAGTGGCGCAAGACCTACTTCAGCACGCCCAGCAGCCTGCAGCACCAGGCCTACGCGCTGTGGAGCGGGGACCGCTTCAACAAGCGGCGCCCGAAGGCCGAGCGCATTGCGCTGGATCTGTCGCACGACCGCCTGGCCGGTGGCTTTACGGGCGAGGACAAGATCTGGCGCCAGATCGTCAACATCATCGACGCGCAGCGCGGCGGCTGCGATCTGTTCGACATCGATGAGCTGCGCACGGAGTACAGCCCGGACGAGTTCGAGAACCTGCTGATGTGCGGGTTCATCGACGACACCTACAGCGTGTTTCCGCTCTCACAGCTGCAGTCCTGCATGGTGGACAGCTGGGAGGCCTGGGACGATGTGAAGCCGTTCATGACCCGCCCCTACGGCTACCGGCCGGTGTGGGTGGGCTACGACCCGGCGCTGTCGGGCGACTCGGCCGGCTGCGTGGTGCTGGCACCGCCCACCACGCCCGGCGGCAAGTTCCGCGTGCTGCATCACCGGCAGTTCAAGGGGATGGATTTCGAGGCCCAGGCGGAGGCGATCAAGACGATCACGGAACAGTACAACGTGGCGTACATCGGCATCGACACCACGGGCATGGGGCAGGGCGTGTACCAGCTGGTCAAGGGCTTCTTTCCGGCCACCACGGCGTTCAACTATTCGCCCGAGGTGAAGACGCGCCTGGTACTCAAGGCGCAGAACGTGATCAGCAAGGGCCGGCTGGAGTTCGACGCCGGCGCGGTGGATCTGGCTCAGTCCTTCATGGCCATCAAAAAAACGATGACGGCCAGCGGGCGCCACGCCACCTATGACGCCGGGCGCAGCAGCGAAACAGGCCACGCGGATCTGGCGTGGGCCTGCATGCACGCGCTGGCCAATGAGCCCTTGGAAGGCGCCAGCGTGGCGAATCAATCAATTGTGGAGATGTCCTGATGGAACCGAACACTACCGCCCTGGCTGACGCCGGGGCCCCCGACAGCGACCGCATGGAGGCCTTCACCTTCGGAGATCCGGTCCCGGTGATGGATGGCCGCGAAATGATGGACTACATCGAGACCTGGCTGAACGGCAAGTGGTACGAGCCGCCCATCAGCTGGGAAGGCCTGGCGCGGTCGTTCCGCGCCAGCACGCACCACAGCTCGGCCCTGTACTTCAAGCGCAACGTGCTGGCCAGCACCTTCATCCCGCACAAGCTGCTGGACCGCTCCACGTTCAGCCGCTGGGCGCTGGACTTTCTGACGTTCGGCAATGCCTACCTGGAGCGCCGGCCAAACATGCTGGGTGCCAATCTTGCGCTGGACCACAGCCTGGCCAAGTACGTGCGCCGGGGGGAGGATCTGGACAACTACTTCTACGTGCATGGGTTCAAGACCGAGCACGAATTCAAGAAGGGCAGCGTGTTCCACCTGATGGAGGCCGACATCAACCAGGAGGTGTATGGCTTGCCCGAGTACCTGGCCACGCTGCAGGCCGCCTGGCTGAACGAATCGGCCACCCTGTTCCGGCGCAAGTACTTCAACAACGGGAGCCACGCCGGTTTCATCATGTACATCACCGACCCGGCACAGCAGCAGGGCGACGTGGACGCGATCCGCGAGGCCCTCAAAAGCAGCAAGGGGCCGGGCAACTTCCGCAACCTGTTTATGTACAGCCCAAACGGGAAGAAGGACGGCATCCAGATCATCCCCGTGGGCGAGGTCACGGCCAAGGATGACTTCATTAACATCAAGAACGTGAGCCGCGACGATGTGTTGGCCGCCCATCGAATCCCGCCGCAGCTGATGGGCATCGTGCCCAGCAACACCGGCGGCTTCGGTGCCATCCTGCCCGCCGCCCAGGTGTTCGCCCGCAACGAGATCGAACCGCTGCAGGCCCGCTTCAGGGAGCTCAACGACTGGCTGGGCCAGGAGGTGGTGAGGTTTGAGAAATATGCCGTGGAAGATGTTCCCTTGAAAGAATAA